AATTGGTATCATTGATGACATTCAAAAAAAATAAAAATAATTATGAATTGAATAGATTTTGTAATTTGTTGGAACATAGTGTTGTTGGTTCATTTTCAAAATTATTGGTTCATTTTCAAAAAATGTATGAATATGATTATATAACATCATTTGCTGATTTATCTTATTCATATGGTGATATATATGAAAAATATTTCGTCTTGGATGATATATTGAAGCCAGATTATAAATATATAGTAGATGGTATTAGAAAACACAAATTTAATTTTAGATATAAAAATGAGAAAAATGTGATGTTAGATAAAAAGATATATAAGATATATAATTGTGGCTTAAAAAAATATACATTAAAATGTTCAAATATGTAATAAAAATAATAATTTTGATTTTAATTCAATTTATTGAATTTATTGAATTTAGAAATATTGATAAAAATGAATCAGATCCATTAAAAAAAATAATTGATATGATTCCAGTTGATAATTTATTTGTCAAAACAGATTATGGTATAGTACCAGTAGAAGAAATAACAAGAACTATACCTTTACCTATGTTTTATTTAAAACTCGAAAATGGTTATCATTTAGAGTGTGCAGATACACATATAGTCTATACAAAAGGGCATATTGAAAAATTTGTTTATGAATTAACAACAGATGATTATATTATAACAGATGTTGGTGACATAAAAGTAAAATCTATTAAAAAATCGAAAGTAAAATCATCTATGTATGATTTGACGATAAATGGTCCAATTCCATCATATTATACAAATAATATATTATCACACAATACAGTATCTGCATCAATTGTTATGTTACATTTTTGTTTATTTAATAACGATAAAGGTATAATGATAGTTGCAAATAAATCAAATACTGTAAAAGAAATTGTTAGAAAGATAAAAGATATTTATAAACCATTACCATTTTGGATGAAAAAAGGTGTTCTAAACTGGAATGAAACAGCATTATCATTTGATAATGGTTGTCGTATTCAATCTGAAGGTAGAACAAAAGAACCATCAATTGGTTTTACAGTAGACTTTTTATATCTTGATGAGTTTGCAAAAGTACCAAATAATATTATAGAACCATATTATGGAGCCGTAGTACCAACAGTATCATCTATAAAAAATTCAAAAATAATTATAACATCTACTCCAGATGGTTTCAATATGTTTCATAAATTACTAACTGATGCTGAACGTGATGATGATGATCCATTAAAAAATCCATATACACCAATGAGAGTATATTGGCATGAAGTTGCTGGTAGAAAAAATACCAGAGTATTTCCATTAGCATATAAAATGAAAGAATATGGAATAACAGAAGAAATGCTACATGAAGAATTTTTGAAATTAAAATATAATACATGGAAAGAAGACCACAATGGTAAGAATTACATAATGATTGAAAATATAGATGATGTTGATGAAACATATATATCATTTATTAGAAATATTAGAGTAAATAAAATACCATTACAAGAAATTTGTATAATTACAAATTGGAAAGAAGAAGAAACAAAACTTATTGGTGGTGAAACAATGTTTGCACAAGAATATGATTGTCAATTTGTTACAGGTGATAAATTATTATTTGATGCTGAACAATTAAACAAATTCAAGAATAGTACAACAGAATTTGTTTATGAAGAATTCGATATATTAAATGATAGAATACAATTACCATATAATAAATTGAAATGGATAAAAGGAAGACCTGATTTATTTAATAAAGAAGAATTAAAAAAATATTACATTTGTGCATCTATTGACTTATGTGAAGGGCTTGGTGGTGACTATACTGTATTGAATATTTTTAGATTAATGCCAAAGCCAATAGATATTATTGAAAAAACCCATGATAAATTAAAAAATGTATATGAATATTTCAATATAGAACAGATAGGTATATTTCGTGCAAATAATTGGTCTCTTGAAGAATTCGCAGAATTATTTTATTGTATAATGTTTGAATTGTTTGATTCAGAAAAATGTAAAGTTGTGTTAGAATATAATAAATATGGTGGTGAATTTTTATCATATTTGCCTTATGTTTTTGAAGAAAATAATAATTATTCTAATGGTATATTTTTAAGATATAAACATAGAAAAGATGATCCTGCATCAAAAATTGGATTGAAAGTTACTGTTGGTGAAAATGAATCATCAAAAAAAATATTGGTTAAATCATTTCAAGATTCTGTTAAAAAATCTTTGATGAAATTACATAATGATGTCAATATAAATGAATTGAGTATGTTTATCAAAAAAGAAACAGCATCAGGTAATTTTACATATAAAGCCGAATCAGGTCATGATGATTGTTTGTTGCCTGATACTTTTATAAAAACAATATATGGTTATAAAAAAATAAAAGACATAGAACTTGGTGATATGTGTTTGACTCATCTTGGTAATTATAAAAAAGTAACTAATATTTGTATTAGAAATTTTGATGGTGATATGTATAAAGTCAAATTCAAAGGACAATCACAATTAGATTTAACATATAATCATCCAATATATACACAAACATATAGTAGTAATAAAAAAATATTTGATAAAAAAGATTGGGTATTACCTGGCGATATAGAAAATAAAAGACATAAAAGTATATCTATTATAGATAAATATGATAATAATAAAAATAATGTTATAAAATATACAGATTTATTCGAAAAGAATTTATATTGTGCAGAATCTAATATAAAATTGAAAGATATAAAATTGGACAAAAAATTTGCTAAATTTTTAGGATTATTTTTAGCGGATGGTAATTGTTATAAACCAAATGATACTACATATAGAATTAGTATCTCATTCAATAAAAACCAAACAGATTTAATAAATGAGATGAAAGAATATTTTATTGGACTTGAATTAAATATAAATGAAAGTTATCAAAATATAAATGGATATACATTAACTACATACAATAAAACATTATTTGAATTATTAATAAAATGTTATGATCAAGAAACAAAAGAAAAAATATTACCTGATTTTGCTAATAATTTAGGAAAAGATTTAAAATATGTTTTAGAATATTGGTTAAAAGGTGATGGTTGGTTTTGTAAAGGTAGAGGTAATAGAAAAGATTGTAATATTGGTTGTTCTACTAGTTTACAATTAGCTTTAAGTATGAGAGATATTTCTATATCTTTAAATAAACATACTCTTATATCAAAACATAAAAGAAAAAGATATGATGTTATTTGTAAAGACCAATACTGGGTATCTATATATGACGAAAAACCTAAAAACACATCATTACATAAGATATCTAATTTAGAAATATCATCTAATTTAGATAACATAGAAAAATACCATTATTCTGGTATAACATATAATTTAGAAGTAGAAGATGATAATAGTTATATAGCAAATGGCATTGTTGTACATAATTGTGTTATGACTTTAGTAAATCTATCATCAATATTTAATCATACACATTATAAATCTCTGGTGGAAACATTATTACAAGAATTAGTAGGTGATATAAAAACATCTATCAATAAATATGCATTTGATGATACTAAAAATAAAAGTGATGTTGGATTAGCACCATTTGGTAGCAATTATAAAAGAATTTATAATACAAATACACAAAAAGTATATAATGATACATCTAGAACATTTTCTAATAATTCATACACAAATAGAAGAATAAAATAATAAACTTTTGCCACACATTTTTATATAAAATAGAAATGAAATAAAAATTAATTATGGCAAAATCTGATAATATCATATATAAAATATCAATAAATTCGTTATCAAATCTTTTGAATAAAATAAAAGATCTAACAAAATTAGATACTAGAGTATTATTTGTGTTTGATAATACAGATTTGTTATTATATTCAATGGTTGGTAATAGTAATAGTGTACATGGTTTCAAAAATCATATTATGAAAATGAAAGATTTGTTTACTACAAAATCACAATTAGAAGAACCAATAAAATTTTCAATAACAGATGCAAAAAAATTCATAGTTTCTGTTTCAGCATTTGTCAAATATATGAAAAATCAAAATATAGATGATGATTTAACTTTCAAATTGACATATAATGATGAAAATTTTGTAGAAAAACTACTTATACAAAATAAAAAATCAAAAGAAGATATAGTTGGTGGTGATCCAAGTGCATTCAAACAATCAATAGATATTGATACAATAAATGAATTAATGGATATTGATGCATCTGAATTTTCATTTGTATTGAAGAAAGATGATTATGATTATATTAAATCAAAATTAGCTATTGATAAAACAAATGATGTTTTATATCTTAATATAAAAGACAAGAAACTTATAATTGGTGAAAATAGATGGGAACATACTATATGTGACATAGAATCTGATGATAATACTACATCTTTTCCTAAAAAATATTTCAAATGTATAGATTTTGGTTCAAGTAATGAAATGACAATATATTTATTTGATAGATTTATATTGATAATGGGTGAAAATACTAATTTGATGATATCTGTAGAATTAACTGCTTAATATTTCAAATTAATTTATAAATGTTTTTGATAAGATGTTTCCATTTGATATAATAGAAATAATATATGTTCCATGTTTCAAATTATTTTCAATATCAATACTATTCATGCTTGAAAATAATCTATTAAAAAAAATTCTACCATTTATATCTGTTATTATAACTCGATATTCATCATTTTTATTTAATATTAATCTTATATTATCTTTATTTATTGAAAAATCAAAAATATCATCATAATTTTTTATTGATATTATATTCGATTCTGTATTTTTTCCATCAAAATCTGTTTGTGATAATTTGTAATATAAAATATCTGAATTGATGTCATTATCATCATATGTGTATGATTTTGTTGATGTGCTATTTCCAGCACCATCAATTTGATATATTTTATAAAAATCTATACCATTATTTGATTTGAATAATTCAAAATATTCATTATTTGTTTCTGATGTAGTTTTCCATTTTATTGAAATATGATTATTATCGTAATATCCATCAAATTCAATTAATTCTATAGGTAATGCACCACCAGTTACACTATTTACATATCCACTTAATATCGCATTACCTAACAACTCATCTTTTGTGCCTAAACTTGATTGTGGATATATTGTGGGGTATATTATTAGTACCAATAATATATATTTTATTAACAGGTGATATGATCAATGGATTGCTACCAATATTAAAATCACCAATTACAACAATTTCGCCTAATACTATTAAATCTAATACATTACCCATCTTTATGTCACCATCAACAATAAGAACACCTCCAAATTGTACTATTATATTGGCATTTGTACCAAATGTTAAATCACCTTTTATTATTAAAGTATCAAAACTACTTACTGTTAGTGTTGTATTATTAGAAAAAATTATATTAGAATTTGATGTAATAGTTCCATTTATTGTAACATTATTATTTACACCAATGTTATTACTTGGCTTAACACTAGTCCATGTACCATTCAATGACCAATCACCACTCAATTCATTTTTTGTTGTATATGTTGTTGCACCATTACATATTTGTGTAAAAATGATGATAAAAACACCAATAATATTGAAACATTTATTTTTCTCATAACGTATATATAAAATTTTAAAAACCAAAAAAATATATTTTTAGTTGATATACAATATATTAGACGTTGTTTTTGTGAAAATGACAAAAAATATTTTATTTTTTATATAATATTTTATGAGGTAATTTATATGATGAATATATTATTTTTTTATTATTTTTAATATCTTCTTTTGTACATAATAATGTTTTTTCGGTGATATTTATATCAGATTTCAATTCATGATAATAATCAATATATCCATCTGGATATAAAACTAAATCAAAATAAATATTTTCATTATTATATGTATTATTTAATTCGAATACTTCAATTTCTATTTCATATGGATATATTACACTATAATATAGATTTTGTTCAGTGTATTCATAATATATAGTATAATTATTTTCACTAGTTTCATAATATGTATTATAATAAAAATTTGTTGGTATAACACCACCAGCATCTATATAAGATGGTTCTTCATATTCCCAATTTATTCTAAAATAAGATTGTCCTATTGGTTCATATGAACTATATTCATATGTACAAGAGAATAATAAAAACGGTATTATTAAATAAAGTAATTTTTTCATGGTTTCCAATTGTTTTATTTTCATAAAACAATTATTGTGCCATGATTATTTTGTTCTAGTGTAGTTTGTTAATGTATCATAATGAAACATAGATTCATTTACATTTAATCTTTTCAATTGTCCTAAAAAACCAGCAGGTAATAACATTCTAATTACATCGATTTCTGATTTTATTTCTCTAGAACCATTTTTATATTCCAATTCAAATTCTTTCATATAATTCTTTTTTGTTTTTATATATCAAAATTAAGAAGTTCAAAATTAATATATAATAAAAAATAATCAATATTATGCCATCAAAATCAAAATCACAAAAAAGATTAATGTCTTGGGCATTGGCTTGTAAAAATGGTAAGGCTAAAAATTGTCCATCAAATGTACAAAAAGTTGGTGATTCGATGACAAAGAAACAATTAAAAGATTATATTAATACTGATTATAATGAATTACCAGATAAAATTATAACATCTTTTAAAAAATATAATGAAGAAATAGTTTATGATAATAAATCAGGATTATCATTTTGGGGTAATTTAGGTGCTGGTATTTTACCATTATGTATAACAACTAAAAGATTTTTGGTTGCTCTTCGTTCAGAATATGTTGATATTCCAAATTGTTGGAATTTGTGGGGTGGAAAAGTTAATTCTGAAGAAAATGTAGAAATTGCGGCAAAAAGAGAATTTGAAGAAGAATCAGGATATAATGGTGATATTGAATTAATACCAGCATATATATTTAAAACAAAAGGATTTGAATATCACAATTTTATAGGATTGATATCTAATGAATATACACCATCATTAGATTGGGAAACACAAGATTATGAATGGTTGACATTTGATGAATTGTTAGAATTAGAACCTAAACATTTTGGTTTAGAAAAACTTTTGAATGATAATGAAAGTTTAGAAATAATAAAAAATTATATAAAATAAATGAAATATATAAAATTATTTGAATCATTCGAATCTATTGATATACCATATTTAATGTCAAATAATTTCGAAAAAGATAGATTTTATAAAACACTTGAAACAGATGATTTTATGATAAAATTTGATGAAATAACAGGTGATAGTTTAACAATAGATTGGATATATAATATATCAAATAAAATAAGAGGTATAGATATATTCAAAGGTATAATTGAATATTGTAATAAAAAAAATTATGATAGTATTCATGCCTATGGTATAAGAGGATTAGGTTATGTTAATGACGATAAACAAAGTGTTGGTGTTGAAACAAATGGTTATTATACTATGATGAGATGGGGATTTGTTCCTAAAAATGGTGTGAAAGATATAAATAAAATTTTAAAAACTAAATACAAATCAATAGATGATATGTATTTAGACCAAAATTTTTGGTATAGATGGAAAAAAGATGGAAATGATTATGCTGGTGTATTTGACTTGAATAAAAATTCATTATCATATAAAATATTAAATCATGAAATATAATGAAATATATAAAAACATATGAATCACATATACAAAGATTCACAGAAATAGTAACTGATATAACTAATGTTGTTTTTTCATTATTAGAAAAACATGGATTTAATTGTTCTATCATACAACAAGAAGAAAGTTTTTATAATTACACAATTATAACTGAAGTTAAATTACCAGATAATGACTATAAAGAATTGATGGAAGATAGATTTCATAAATATGATATAAATAATAGAATAAGAGATATTATACCATGTATAAAGGTTGATAATTTTTATAATGATTCTAAAAAAGAAGGTTGTGTAATAATGAAATTTTATTTAGAAACATATGATTTTGAATTCCAAAAATTCATATTAGATTATTTGCCATCGTTAGTAAATGTTTTAGATATGAAAGAATTCAAAAAATATATGAAATCTTCCAAAGAATTATATGATGAATATGGTTATATGTTCGATATGGATGATATTGGATTGATGTAATTTTTCATAAATTAAAATTAATATATAATATATGTCATATAATATAAATAAAGAAAGAACAAAAGATATCTATAAAAAATTGAATGATATCATAGATGAATATATACTAGGTAGAACATCTGGTACTAGACATGTTAAGAGTGTATTGACAAAAAGTGATTATGAAAAATATTTTAATGATGAAAAGAAAACTATCTATGATGCTAAAAGAGATTTTACAAAAAATAGCAATTTCAATAAATTATTAGATGATATGAAATGGTTAAATATGAATTTGTATGATTCTAAAGAAGAATATAAAGATGAAGTTAGAAAAATATTAAATAACATATTGAAAGATAGAATAGCAGTAGATAAAGACAAAAACATAAAAGAAAATATAATTATTAAATTTAATGATTATAAATTAAATGAAAAAAATAATAAAAAATGATGAATAATTTTGATATAAAATTCTTTGAAAACTTCAGTAGTGATGAAAAATTATATGAATTCAAGTTACCTATTGTTAGATTAGATGAAATATTGTCTGATTTACCAAATATTAATGATAAAATTAATAAAAGTATATTAAAAACATTCTATAAAACATACGATGAATATATAGATTGTATAGATAAAAAGAAACATCATTATAAAGTAAATGATTTAGCTGGTAATATTATAAACAATAATAGAGTTGTTATAGATGTTATTATATTTAGTTCTGATGATTTTGAAAAAATAAAAGAAAATGTTGTAGAATTTAGTGTTGGTGAATTTTATAATTTATTACCATCAACAATTGATGTATTTGGTATACAAATGAAACCTGTGACATTTATGAATAGAGAAAAATTAACAGAAGTATTCAAACAAAACATAACAGAAGAAATGACAACAAGTGTTATAACAAATATAACTGGATATTCTTTTGATAAAAAATTCAATGATTTCTATATTTGGTCAAAAAAATAATTATATATAATTAATGTTAATATTAGTTAAATTTGATGATTTTTTATCATACCAAGAACGTTTCAACACGACATATTTAGATAAATCTAATAATTATCAAATATGGGCAAAATCTAAATCATTTTTATTAAATGACTTCAAACCATTATACGAAATGTATGATGGTAAAAAAACTGATTATACAATATCAAAAACAAATTCCGACTATTTAATTTTATTCAAATCAAATTCAAATACAGAATATATTTTTGAATTGAAAAAAGAACCAAATAATAATATATATCATTTATCATTTTCTATTAATAATAGAAATATAGAAGAATATGAAAAATTAATCGAATTGAATGAATCTAATGAAGTTTTTAGTAGATTATCTTATATATTAAAAGATTTGAATCATAAATTAAATATATCAGAATATTGCATTGGTGCAACTGGTAATAAAAAGAAAGATAGAATATATCAATATATGATGAAATTTGTATCAAATTGGGAAAAGAGAAATACAAAAATATACGATTTAGGATGGGCTTTATATTTTAATTTATAATAATTTCTATTTCAAAGGTTTAAAATGTTCTTTATAAATTGGATATAATAATGTTTCTATATCTGATATATATTTCAATATAATATCTGTATCTACATATTTCAATTCATTTATAATTTTGTCTTTATCAAAATCACCATCTTCTAACATTTCAACAATATTAAATAAGTTAGTCATATGATTTCTTAATCTTTCTGTTGGATTTTGTCCATTATCATATTTTGATGCAATATCATCCAATTTTTCAATATAATTTTTGTCTAATTTATCATCCATATAGTTTTCAAATAATTTTATATTATATTTTTGCATTATAAATGTGTTTTTTCTTATATATTAATTTTTTTTATTGATTATCAAACATTTTTGTATATGATACTGTACCACAATCATATATTCTATATATTTTTCTTTCTAACATTATTTCATGTTCTGTTTTATTTTGTATATCATAACCTTGTTTTTCTAATTTTTGTTTTGTAAATAATGATTTATGTTTCCTTTCATCATTTATAACATACCAATATGATGATGGATTTATATGAGTCTTTTTAAAACCTAATATGTTATATATTTCACCATTAAATAATCGTCTATCTGAATAACTTCTTATTTCTTTTGGTTTATATGTTTTTTCAAAATATTTTAATAATTTACTAGCTGCACCTATAATATTTGTATTTATTTTATTAGCAAATCTACTTAATTCATATCCATCAAATGATATTCTACCTCCACTAGTTTTTCTACTAAATAACATAACAGATACTAATTCATTATCATAATATAATCCTAATTTAACAGATGAACTTGTATATCCTTGTATGTGATTATTTCCTAAAAAATTCTTAGCATCTTCTGTGTTTATTTCTTTTAATTTTGTTTTTCTTGCAAATATTTTATTTTCAATTAAATTTAATTTATTTAACAATATCGATTTAACAATATTATATTTGTAAATGTATTCATCTTCAAATATATGTATTAATTCTATTCCTTTTTTATTACATTCTTCTGTTTTTTTCAAGTGATAATTTCTATCATTTTTATTTATTTCATTATGCCAATATAATCCATCAAATTCAATAGCTAATTTCAAATCTGGTAAATAAATATCCAATTCTTTACCATTCAAAACTGATTTATCTGATCTTATTATTTTTCCTTTATATTTTTCCTTTATATAATTATATATATTTGTTTCTTTATTTGATACAGATGAAAAAAATAATGGATTACATTTTTCTGATTGTAATGTTGTTTTTACACCATATTTTTCTATATTAGTATTTATAACTCGTTTTTTTATTTCATCAACTTTCAATGGATTATCAAATCCATATTTATCAAAACACGTTTTTTTGAATTTAATTCTTGAGCATTTTTTACATCCATAATAATTACATCTATTTTTATTAATATAATATTTATATAACATTAAATTTGTTTCTTCACCACATATATCACATATTGCTGTGATTTTCGTATGTGAATTTTTATTAATATCTTCTATTTTAACTAAAATAGATTTATCTATTTCTATTATATCATAATTTAGATTTTTATAATATGATATGTTTCTTCTAGTTATTAATATTTTTAATTCTTTTTCTTTTATCATAAAACATTTTCTTTTATATTTTATATTATATATAAATAAATGTTTATCAAAAAGCACCATATGTATAAAAAAATAAACATCTATAAAATTTGTGAATATAATATATAAAATATAAAGATAATAATGGGCAAATATGATAAATTGAGTACTTCTGAAAAGAAAAAGAAAATGGAAGAGCTTAAAACACAGATAAATAAGGCAGAATCTGATTACAATTTCTATAAAGCTATGCAATTGGGTCTAAAATTAGTTTTGAATGGAACATATGGCGCATTTTGTCATCCAGCATTTACTGTATCTAATACAGATATTGCAAATTCTATTACTGCCCTTGCTCGTGAAGTTATTAATTTTATGTTAGATCATATTGAAGATTATTTTTATAATAAATGGGGATATGATAAAGATATTCATGATTTATTGGGTGATGCATATGTAACAGAAAGAGAAGGATTATTTTATATTCATAGAAAAGATGGTAAACTATTTGATGAATGGGGTAGAAAAACTGATGAAGATGCAACAGGATTGAATAGAATTATGAATTATTATTATCTTTTACATGAAGACATTGTAGAATCAGATAAGGATATTATAATATGGCAAGAAAAAGAATATAAAGTCATACACAAATTCCATATTTGTGATTTTTCTAATGTTCAGCCATTAGATATTACATATTCAATTAAACCTGATAAAAAATCAAAAGATTTTGATAGATCTAGAGGTGTTAGAACTGTACCAATTGTAATTTATGGTGATACTGATTCATTATATATTTCATTCACACCATTGGCTAAAACTGTTGGTTATGAAGGTGATATGTTAAAATTCATACATCATATAAATGGAGCATTTATTAAATTTTTAATGATTGATATGCTTGAAGAATATGCTAAACCATATGGTGTAAAAAATATACATGACTTTGAGTTAGAAACTATAAATGCTTCTGGCTTACACATACAAAAGAAACATTACATAAATAATGTTGTTTGGGAAGATGGTATTGGTTATGATAACCTTACACATTTTTACCCAAAAGGTATAGATATTGTAAAATCATCTACACCATTATTTGTTCGTGAAAATATTTGGGAATTTATTAGATATATTTTTAACAATACTGATAATTTACAAATTAGAGAAGTATTGAAAATATTGAAAGATATAAAAAAACGATATACACTAGCTGATATTGAAGATATATCAAATACAACATCTTTATCTAATTATGAATCAAAAATAATAGAAGATCAATCTGATATACAATTTGTTAAAGGTGCACATATGTCAATAAAAGCTGCGGCATTACATAATTACTTGCTTAATAAGAATTCAAGTTATAAAACAAAATATGATTTATTACGAGGTGGAAAAATAAAATATTATTTTTGTAATCATCCAAAAGGTGATAGGTTTGGCTATATGAGAAGTTTCCATCCAACAGAAATTGTTACAAAAGAAGGTTTAAGTGTTGATTATGATACACAATTTGAAAAAACATTTTTATCTATCTGTAATAGATTTTTGGATCCAATTGGATTACCACCGATTAATAAAAGATTATCTGTTTTGAATTCAATATTTGATATATCAAAACCTAAGAAAAAGGAAGACAAAAAGAAAGATTTCAATAATATAGAAGATATAGAAATCGAAGAAGATATAAATGAAGACGAAGAAGATTTGAATAATGACAGTGATGATATTTTTGGTGGATTCTGGTCATATGATGATTCAAATGAAGAAGATGATATGGAAATACAAAAAGAAGTCGTTAAAATTGATATTATTGATGAAAAAGATGATTGGTCTGAAGATGTTGTTGAAGAAACGAATGAAGAAGATGTAGAATTTGGTTATGATATAGAATTAGATGATGTTTCTGATGATTTATTAGATAAAGTTACTAATAATATAGTGGAAGAAAATATAGTTGAAATTGAATCAGAAAATGAAGAAATAAAAACTGTTGAAGATGATGATTTTTGGGGATAGAATTAGATAATATTATCTACAACAATATAATTATAATTACGATTAATACAAAAAAATTCTAAATCTTCTAAGAATCTACGTTCTCTAATTATATTATTATTTTTATCTCTTAATTCATAATATTTCATATATCTACAACCTTGTATCGTATGTATACTATAATCATATGATTCAACAATTAAACTGATATATAATTTATCTAATTTAATAGATAATAGTGAATTTTTTTCTTGTATAATTTTTATATCATTTATCATAATGTAAATATACATATATAAAACAAAAAAGTCAAGTATTTACTTGACTTTTTTGTTTTATGTTTTTTATAATTTTGTACCAATATCTAATATATCTTTATCTTTTTGGTAGTCATTTGGATTGTTTCGATAATCGTATAATGCTTCTTCTTTTGTTTTAAATGTATTTGTTAGTTCTTGCCATAAACTTTTTTTACCCCTGAAAATACCAAATGTTGCAATACAATATCCATCAGATTTTTTAACTATTTTCTATTGTCCATGAATCTGGGTGATCCCAATTTGCGGCTTTATGATTTTCAAATGTTTGTAAATGTTTCATATTTATATTTATTTTTTATTATATATTAATTAAAATAATCCAATATCAGATAATTCAGATGCATTAGATAAATCATCTTTTT